CGGCTGCCGCCGGTGGACCCGATCCTGTGCCGCCGGATCGGCAACAGCGATTTCTTCATCGTCTTGGCGCAGTGGGATCTGACGCCGGTCGAGCGCTTCGTGCTGACGTCGCGGTTGGGCCGCCAGTGACGGCGCTAATCGCGCGGCCAGTGGATCTCGATGCCGTGCACCGTCATCGTCTGCACGCGCTCGAACGTCGCCGCGGGAGCCCTGGCGAGCATGGCCAGCTGGTCGTAGATCTCGCGCGCCAGGGCGCGGCTGACGGTGAGGCTGTAGATGTGGCCCTGGCGGTCGCGCGCCAGCGTGGCGATGTCGCTGATGATGGCGAAGCGGCTCACGCGGCGTGGCTCCAATCGCGGATCACCCGGCGTGGCCAGACGACCGCCACTTTGCCCTGGCTGTCGCGCAGCTGGCGCATGGCGCTGGCGATGTGGTCCGGCACCGGGATCGGGTTGGTGGCGCGCTCGTACTCCGAGATCCGCACCTTGTGGCGGTAGCCCAGGAGGTGGGCGAGCTCCTTCTGCGTCAACAGCAGGCCCTGGCGGATCTGCCTGAATTCGTTACCGGTCATCGGATCAGTTTCCTGAACGTTTCCTGGCCCTCTTTGCTCTCTGCCCATTGATCCGCCTCCTCGTCGGAGGCGTCGAAGTCGCCGTCGATCAGCCGCTGCCGCAGGTTCATGGCGGCGATGCGTTGCCTGGCGATCGGCGTTTGTCCATAGTCGTAGAGGATCTCGGCCAGCAGGATCTCTGGCGCCGGGTGCGGGCTGAGATACTCGTGGAATTCGTCGTGCTCGGCGCGCACGGCGAGCTCGTCGAAGCCGGCGGCCCGCAATGCGTCGGCGAGGCGTTGCGAGGTTTTGGCGGTCATCGCGTTTAAACGACCCTCTTGCGCTTGATGCTCAGCCTCTCGAACACGGTCTTCTCGCGCAGCCACGACGCGACCATCTCGCTCAGCGCGTAGCGCGTCACTTCCGGCGGCGCGGTCGACGCCATCTGCGTCTCGAGCTCGTTGTTGGAATGGCGCATGACGACCAGCGCAATGCCGATCTCGCTGCCGTCGCCGACGGCGCAGATGTCGTCCCAGGCCATCTCGACGATGGCGATCAGTTCCTGCTTGTTCATTGTGGTTGCCCTCCAGGCTGGCCAAACATATAAGTAACGGTATTGTTCACAACAAGCAATCACACGGGCTGCACGATGAAAAAGGGCTCTCCGTTCTACGCCGCCAAGGGCTCTGATCCCGACGCGCCGATGAAAGGCGATTACGAACAACAGGTTACCAAGTCCACCGCGCCAGGCACGAAGCCGGTGCGGCCGAAGCCGGTCAAGTCTGGCGGCGCCTACAAGCTGCCGCGCATCAAGGCCAATCGTTGATCCGGGTGCCGCTGAGCGAATGGGATTATGATCCACCCGTGCCCATCTCGCCTGGCCTGTGGTGGGTCATCGCTGTCTGCGTGTCGCTGGCAATGCTGTTCTGGATCGGGATGCTGCTGTGGATGCTGTCGTAAACTCACCGACCCTCGTTGCGGCCCGCGAACGGCTGCTTGCGGGCATCATGGCGACCTGGCCGAAGCCGCGATCGCGATCCAAGCCAGTGGCGCCGGCGCCGGACCCGCTGACGGCGGAGCTTGCTGCGCTCGAGCGGCTGGGCGCGACTTGGCGCGACGAGCGGATGAAGCTGAATGCGATCGTCGCTGACAGCGTGAACAGCCACACCTCGCCGCCCAACAACTACTGGGTGGCCGAAAGGCGCGCGTACCAAAAATTGCTCGTTGCCGCGGCGGTGGTCGCGGTGCTTCATGACGATGCCGGCGCGGATCTGCGGCCGGCGTAACGGAGGAGCAACATGGTAAGCCTGGAAGAGACCGAGGCCGAAGCCGCGGCCGTGCAGAAGACGCCCAACCGGGTGACGCTGGCATCGATCAATGCCGCCATCGACAACATCGAATACGTCCACCCGAAGGGGCATCCGCACGCCACGGTGGCCTTCGTGACGATGGACAACGGCTATCTGGTGATCGGCATGTCGGCGCCCGCCGACCCCGGCAACTTCGACGTCGAACTGGGCGAGAAGTTCGCGCTCGAGGACGCCATCCGCAAGATCTGGCCGCTCGAGGGCTACCTGCTCAGGGAGAAGCTCCACAGGGGCGACTGATGCGTCTGTCGCAGATGCAGATCGTCAACCGGGCCGCGCATCGCGCGCGGCTCGAATTCGCCGCGGCGCGGGCGGCATCGGCCTGCCGGGACGTCGACAAGTTGCTCGAGCGGCGGCAATGTCATCGGGCGTTCCTGGACTCCAAGCACCAGGCGATCACTCAACTCGAGGACGAGGCGTTTGCCCAGGTGATCGAGATCGTCCACATCCAGCGCCGGCTGTACGAGCTCGGCTATGCGGGAGACTGACCATGCCTGTAGTTTCAAAGGCGCAAAATGCGGCCATGCACGCGGCGGAGCAGGGCGAAAGCACGCTCGGCATACCGCAGTCGGTTGGCAAGAAATTCGTGGCCGAGAGCCACGGCCAGAACGTCAAGAAGCTGCCGCAAAAGAAGAAGCACGGCAAACACGGCGGCACCAATTTCAACCTGTCACGTCGGTGACAAAATCGGAGGAAGCGATGGAGAAGGTCAACCTGGTGCTTGGTATCAAGAACACCGGTGGCACGACGCAGATCGACGTGCTCGAGCGGGCCGAGGACGACCCGTCCTATGGCCGCGCCGAACTGATCGAGCCGCACGCCAAGGAGGGCAAGCACGACTACTACACCGTCGTCGAAGCCTGGGCGCTGGAGGACCAGGTGGCTGAACCCAAGGGAGACTGATGGTCTGGGACGCCAACAGTGCCGCCAAGGCCCGCGCCAAGATCCGTAACCTCAACAAGATTCGCGATCGGCTGACCGATCGCGAGCGCAATGTCTGCCAGTATTTGGTGGGCGGCATGACGCAGCGGGCGGCGTTCGCCAAGGCCGGTTATGCACAGGGCACGGCGGAATCGCGCGTGCTCGAGCGGCCGGCGGTGATCCGCTATATCGAGGAGCTCCGTGAGCGCGCCATCACCCGCTTCGACTACTCGATCGAGAACCTCTGCGCCCGCCTCGAGCACATCGCCTATTGTGCGCTGGCTGCTGGGGAATTCGCTCCCGCCGTAAGCGCCACGATGGGCATCGCCAAGATGATGGGTCACCTGGCCGACCGCACCGAGATCGAGATGCACATCATCTCCAAGCCGGCCAGGGAACCGACGAAGGAGGTGACGCTGTCGCCGGAGGAGTGGCAACGCCAGTTCACGCCGAAGCAGATCCAATGAGCAAGCCAATCCTGTGCATCGACTTTGACGGCGTCATCCACGACTACCGCAACGGCTGGCAGGACGGCTCGATCTACGGCGAGCTCACGCACGGGTTTCTCGACTGGGCGGCAAAGGCCCAGGAGATCTTCAAGCTGGTCGTCTACTCCTCGCGTTCGAAGCAGCCTGGCGGCGTCGACCTGATGAAGCGCTGGATGCTGCACCGCGGCTTCAAACCCGCAGAGATCGCTATCGAGTTTGCCCACGAAAAGCCGCCGGCCTTCCTCACCATCGACGACCGCTGCATCCGTTTCGAAGGCGTCTGGACCGACCCGCGCCTGGCCCCGGAGGTGCTGCGCGAGTTCACGCCATGGATGACGCCAAAGTCGAGTCGCTGACGGTGAACCTGCGCGAATGGGTTGCCCAGCATAACGAGGAGGCGCTGCTCGCCGATGGCTTCGACGCGGCGGTCATCGGTGTCGCCGAACGCTGTTCGCGGCCGGCGCTGGTCGTCTACGACGCTGAGAAATGCATCGAGATCCTGGTCGAGCGCGACGGCATGACGCCGGAAGCTGCCCGTGAGTTCTTTGAATTCAACACGCTCGGCAGCTGGGCCGGCGAGGGCACGCCGCTGTTTCTGTGGCGGTGCCCGCCATGAACATCGTCGTCCGCTTAGGCTTCATCCCACAGCTTGGCCCACAGACGGCTTTCATAAAATGCCCGGTAGACATCGTCGTTTACGGGGGCGCCCGCGGGGGTGGCAAGACGTATGCGAGCCTGGGTGAGTTCTGGATACACGCGGAAGATCATGGAGCAGACGCGGTGGGGCTCATCGTCCGCCGCTCCCGTGAAGACCTCAAAGACACGATCGCGACGGCCATTCGCATGTTCGGTAACGCCGCCATCTACAGCGAAAAAGGCAATGTTTTTAAGTTCCACAACGGTGCCAGGCTCAACTGCGCCTACCTCGAGAATGATCGGGATGCCGAGAACTATCAGGGCTGGTCGCTGACCAGGGTCTATGTCGAGGAATTGACCCAATTTCCGCTGCCGGACCCGGTGTTCAAGCTTATGGCCACGCTCCGGTCCTCCGCCGGGATCAAGCCGCAAATGCGGGCGACGTGCAACCCCGGCGGACCTGGCCATGGATGGGTCAAGGAGTGGGCCATTGACCACGGCCCGTACCAGTTGGTGAGGGACGACGAATCGGGGCTGGTGCGCACCTTCATCCCGGCCAGGCTCGAGGATAACCCGGCGCTGCTCGAGAATGATCCGAACTACGTCAACCGGCTGCGCGCCGTCGGCTCACCGGAGCTCGTGCGGGCCTGGCTGCTCGGCGATTGGACGGTGATCGAAGGCGCCTTTTTCCCAGAATTTTCAGTGTCTAAGCACGTGCTCGAGCCGTTCGACATTCCGTCGAACTGGGTGCGCTGGCGGGCGATGGACTGGGGCTCGGCCAAGCCGTTCAGCGTTGGCTGGTACACCCATGTCCAGGACACTTGCGAGCGCCAGGGCCGCGTGGTCGTGCGCGGCTCGATCATCCGCTATGCCGAGTGGTACGGTTGCAAGAAGCCCAATGTCGGGCTCGAGATCCCGGCCGAGGAGGTCGCTCGCGGCATTGTTTCACGTGAAACGGTCGACGGGCACCGGACCAAAATTGCCTATGGCGTGCTCGATCCCAGCGCCTTCGCGGTGATCTCTGGCCCCTCGATCGCCGAGACGCTCCTGCGCAGCGGCGTCGTCTTTCGGCGCGCCGACAACACCCGCAAAAGCCGGGACAAGCGCATGGGTGGCTGGGACCAGATCCGCAACCGGCTGAAGGGTGACGTGGACGGCAACCCGATGCTGTTCTTCTTCAGCACGAATCGTCACCTGATACGCACGCTGCCGATGATGCAGCACGACCCTTACAACCCTGAGGATCTTGATACCGAAGGCGAGGATCACGCTGTTGACGAATTGCGTTACTCGTGCCTTAGCCGACCGTTCCACACCCGAATCACCCCGCTCCAGGACAGAAATCCCTACCTAATCAAGAACGTGTTTAAACTCGAGTCTCGACAGTAGCGTTTAAACGATGTTAATTCTCCGCCGTCGCAGCGTTACGAGGACGCTGCGTTCGATGCGGAGCCCGAGAGGGTGGCTCAAGATCCTGCGATTACCAAACCGCTGGTCGCTCAAGCTCTGTCGCCTGAGATTGGCAAGCCGAATACCGCTCCGGTGACGGATTCCGGTCCCGGACCTGATCCTGAAGTTGATAAGCAATACTGGGAGCGCTGCTTGTCCGATTCGGAGCGGGCGGAGCAAACCTGGCGACGCCGCGGCCGTGAAATTGTCACGATCTACCGCAACGAGGGGCCGGGAACTGCCAGTCCCAAGTCGAGCAAGAACGCCGGCGGCCAGCATTTCAACATTCTCTTTGCCAATACCGAGGTGATGCTGCCGGCAATCATCGCGCAGCCGCCGACGCCGGTGGTCAAATCGCGTTTTATCCAGTCGCGCAAGATGGTGCCGGTGATGCCGCCTCCGCCCCCGATGGGGCCACCGGGGCCGATGATGGGCGGTCCTGCACCGGCACCGCCCGTAGGCCCGGAGATGGCACCCGACCTTTCCCAACCCGGTGGTCCTGGCCCTATGGCTATGCCTTCTGGACCGCCAGACCAGGCACCTCCACCCAACATCCCTCCAGGTTTGACGGGTGGAGGTGTGCCGGGTGGTCCGCCCGAGGGTGGGCCACCCGTGCAGCCTCCGATGGGCATGATGCCGCCACCGCCGCCGCCGCCGCAGCCGATCATGGTGCCGCTGCCGCCGCCGGGGCCGTCGCCCGAAAACATCGATACCGCCGCGTCGGTGATGCAGAAGGCGCTCGAGGTCTGCCTCTCCGACGAGGCCGGCCTGCCGGCGGTGAAGACGGCGGTGAAGGATGTCCTCCTGCCAGGGCGCGGCACCTGTCGCGTGCGCTGGAACCCCAAGCTCGTCGAGGTGCCGTCAGCTTCCCCCGCCGGGGTGCCAACACCACTGCTGCCCGGTGTTGCACCACCGATGCAGACCCAAAAAGTGTGGGAAACCGCCAATATCGAGTATGTCTATTGGGAAGATTACCTTTGCGATCCGGTGCGCCAGGCCGTCGATCGCAAGTGGGAGGCCTTCCGCCATCTGTTCACCGGCCCGGAGCTCACCAACGAGTTTGCCGGCACGCCGGAATTCGACAACATCGTCGCCAGGGGCAAGCTCGAGACGCTGCTGGTGTGGACCGAGGAATCGGCGGCCAAATCGCCGCCGTCCGGCGGCTCCTACACGAAGACCGCATCGACGCTCGGCGACGCCATCAAGAAGGCGATGGTGTGGGAGATCTGGGACAAGACCGACCCGGCCAAGCCGCGCATCATCTGGTTCATGCGCGAGGCCGGCGGCCTGGTCTTGCGCGTCGACCCAGACAGCATGCAGCTGGACGGGTTCTTCTCGTCGCCGCCGTCGCTGTTGTCGATCACCACGTCCGACACCCGCATCCCCAAACCATTTTATGACCTCTACGCGCGCCTGGCCGAGGATCTCGAGACGATGTCGGTCCGCATCAGCCGGCTGATCGAGAAAATCCGCGTGCGCGGCGCTTACAATTCGGCGTCCAGCGAAATCGCTGATCTCCTGAAGGCTGACGACGGGAAAATGATCCCCGTCGACGGCGTCGACATGATCAATGGCGGCCTCCAAAACCACATCTGGATGGTGCCGATCGACATCTGGATGACGGCCCTCGACAAACTGCTGATGGCGCGCGAGGCCCAGAAGCAGGCGATCTACGAGATCATGGGGATCTCGGACATCATGAGGGGCGCGACGAAGGCGAGCGAGACCGCCACGGCCCAGCGAATCAAGGGCTCGATGGGCACGGTCCGCCTGTCCGACCTCAAGGAGCTCGTCGCCAATTTCTATCGCGACCTGATGCGGCTGATGGGCCAGGTCATCACCAAGAATTTCGACGCCGCCACGCTGATCAGGATGACCGGCGAAGAGGTGACGCCCGAGGTCATGGCGATCCTGCGCGACGATTTCCAGCGCACGTGCAGCGTCGACATCGAGACCGATTCCACCGTGCAGATCGACGAGCAGACCGAACAGCAGTCGATGGCGCAGACCATGCAGGCCATCAACGCGGTGATGATGGGCGTCCAGCAGATGCTGATGACCNNNATCCTGCCGNCGCCGATGGTCATCCAGCTNGGCNTCGANNTGCTNNGNATGNCNCTGCANNCGGTGCGCAACAGCCGNGGCGTCANTNAGCCTNCTCGACGANTTCAAGGAGCAGNTGCANGCNNCGNTGGCGATGAANCCGCCGNNNATGCTNGGCGCACCGCCNCCGGGCGCNCCTCCTCCNCGNCCTGGTGGCGGNCCGNNNGCNGGNCCNCTCAAGGAACCCGGTGGCCCAGCCGGCGCCGGACCACGCCCCGGCACGATGAACGGCGGACCGCCGCCAGCGCCACAACAGCCACCCCCTTCGGTGATGCAGTAGGAGAACGTCATGTCGAGGCAGACCGACAAGGAAGAGCGCGAGGCCCAAGAGCGCGAGGCCGAGGCGAAGGCGAAAGCGAAAGCGAAGGCCAAGGAAGAGGCCGAACGGGAAGAGGCCGCAGCCAAGGCCAAGACCAAGAGCGCCAAGGAGGCCAAGCCGGATCTCGGCCGCGACGACGACGTCGAGTCGGCGCAGAAGCCTTATCCGCAGGGCAACCCGCCCGATCCCGAGGACGAATTCGAAAAAATTCATGGATTTCGCAGAGAAGTACCGAAATGAAGCAGGAATTCGCTGGAACAACGTACTATTTTAATCAGAATAACGGTCGCTATCATGCGCCAAAAACTTGGCGTATGCTTCACCACGACGTTTATTCCGATCGGCACGGCAACATCCCGCATGGATGGGTCGTCCATCACCGGGACGAGGACGTGCATAACAACGTCATCGAGAATCTTCAGGCGATGCCGAAGCGTGAGCACGACGCGCTGCACCGCGCGAGGTTGCGAGCCGCGGTCTCGATGAGCAACCGCACACGGGAAACGGCTATGGTCGATCTCGTGTGCGCTCAGTGCGGCTCCGAATTCAGGGCGCGGCACTATCCACGAGAAGCGCGGTGCTGTTCCAAAAACTGTTGGAACAAGAGGAGGGCCGCGTGACCCAGACCTACCCGCTGCCGATTCCGTCGACGCTGAAGGTCGACGACGGCGTCGCCAGGACCAATCCGACGCCGTCCTACGGGACCGCCGCGACCTCCACCCCGGCCTACACGCCGGCGGTGTGGAACCCCGACAAGGCGACCAATCATCCGCCGGTTGGTCCCTCTGGCGGGCTCAGTCCGGCGCGAACCGACCCCGACTTCGTCTTCGCCGCGCTGGTGAGCAAGTCATCCAACATGCCGTATTGAGGAATCCCGATGGCCCAGACGCTGCCCAACCCGATCACCGCCGCCATGCTGGCACCGGCGAACCCTGCCGCCGGCTACCCGCGCTACAACACGCCTGGCGACTGGTCTGGTGCAGTGCTGGGCGACGACGTCGACCAGGCGACGGCCAACGTCGCTCTGGCAACGGCGTCAGGCGCCGCCGCCTACCCCGACTACACGCCTCGACATCAGACGGCGAAGGCGGCGGCGATGACGCCAGCGGGATCGTTGGTGGTCGACGTGGCCCGCCCGCGTGGGTGGATCGCACCCAATCAGCCGTACCAGGGGAACGCATCGCCCCCGGCGGCGCCTGTGGTGACGTCGATCTCGCCGACCACCGGCGCCCAGGCGACGCTGCCCGTGCTGGTGACCATCACCGGCACCGGGTTTTCTCCATTCTCGGTGGTCAAGACCGGCGGTTCCAACGTGCCAGACCCTGCGGCACGATATGTCAGCGCCACGACCATGACCGTGCCGGTTTGGAAGGCGTCGCCTGGGACAGTCTCGGTGGTCGTTGCCGACCACGACGTCGATTCCAACGCCAATGTCGTCTTCACGGTGACCTGATGGCGCTGAACCCGCAATCGACGCCGCAGCGCTATCCGCTCACCAACCCGCGGACTGGTGCGCTGCTCACCGAGAACCAGGCCAAGCACCTGGAACTGATCGACGAGGGCGCCAAGCACCTGTTCCAGGCGCTGCATTTTGCCGAGGGCTCGGCGATGGCCGGCGACAACGAGGAAAACATCTTCACCACCCGGCGCATGAACATCGCCAAGACGCACATCGAGACGGCCCTGCTGTTTGCCAGGGAGGAGGTCATGAACGGATGACCACCTACGTATTTTCCGACGGTCGCATGGTCGAGAAGGGCAGTGTAGCCGATCTGTCGCAATTCGCAAAAAGAGCGAATTTCCCCACTCCGCGCGTATCGCGGTTCGAGGCGATGGAGAGCCCGGTGACCGGCAAGGAGATCTCCTCGTGGCGCGAGCGTGATCGCGACATGATGGCGGTCGATGCCGTCGATCGGCGCGACATTCCTCAAAAAGCATTCGAGAAGCGCGCGGCGGTGCTCGAGCGCATGAAGGCAGTCGATGGCTGACACACCCAACAACGGCGCTGCACCGGCCGAATCGAAGCCCAGCCTGCGCGATGTCGCAGAGGCGGCCTACGAACAGGTCGTCGGAGAGGCCGATGCCGCGGACGCCGGCGAGCAGCCATCCGAACCAGAATCATCCGACGGGCGAGCGCGCGACGAGCGCGGCCGCTTCGTCGCCAGAACTCCTGCCGAGGGCGAAGCAGCGGCGGCAACGCCACCCAGCCCCGAGGCAGGCACCCAGGAGCCAGAACCGCCGCACCCAGCCCCGGCCCAGCCGGGTGAAGCAGCGCAGGCGCCGGCAAACTGGAGCGC